ATCAAAAAAATCTCCAGCGTGATATTTTTAAAACCAAATCTGGATTCTTCCTACTCGTCGTCAGGCTCTCATCCCACATTGGCCAATATATCATCCTCCTCAGTTTGATATTGTTTAAATAGTAGTAACTTACACTTAGCCAAGTATGGGCAAACATACTTTGTTGTTGTCGAAACATCTACAATAGTGGGATGAGGGTCTGGCAACGAGTAGGAGAACTCCATAAAAACTTTTAGGAGGTTAATAACTATGAGTTTTGAAGAAGCTCTTAAACATTTAAAGAACGGTTATACACTGTTTCGTAAAGGATGGAAGACTACAAGGTCTTTTGTATATTTAGTAAACAGTACTAAAGTTAACTATGAGAACCTTAGGGGAGAAGCGGCTAGACATCTACAAGCCGATGACCATATGAACAAAGGTAGACGAGCTAAAATAAACGGACATATTGATATGAAGTGTGATGACGGAACTATACTAGTAGGATGGACCCCAACTCAAGTCGACTTATTATCCGAAGATTGGGAAGTTGTCGATTCGAGGAGTGGAAGTAAATGGTAAAAGAAAAACCATCAGTGCCGAAGAAACAACCTCGACCAGTAAAGAAAAGAGAAGCAGCACCTGCTACAACTCCAGAAGGTCGTGAGAAACAATTAGTTAATCTCGCCGTAGATCTTGCTGAGAAACAACTTCGAGACGGAACAGCATCGCCATCGGTCATCAACCATTTTCTTAAGATAGCTTCTTCTCGTGAAACTTTGGAAAAAGAAATTCTTGAGAAACAGGCCAAACTAATTGCTGCTAAAGCCGAAAGTATAACTAAAGACAGAGAAGTCGAGGAACTCACTAAAGCTGCTATTGAGGCTATGCAGAGTTATAAGTCGTAGATATGAAAAGTTATAGTGAGGAGGGTTACTAGATGCAGAAATACAAAAGTAAACCTGTAATTGTAGAAGCTGTACAACTTAATTGGAACACTTGGAACGATGTCTGTGACTTTATACCAAAAGAAGCATTTGATGGTGGAGTATATCTGGAAGATGGAGAACCTCTCGACGAAGGACACTCTTCAGATACTATAGGGCTTAGAATGAAAACTAAAAGAGGATTGGAGATAGTACAACAAGGCGATTATATAGTTAAAGACGTTGATGGATCAGTTCGTTCTTGCTCCCCTGAAAAGTTTGAGATGTTATATGAAAAGTTATAGTGAACTAATTCTTTTAGAAAGTTTCTCAGAACGACTGGACTATCTAAAACTTCACGATAATAATGCACTATCTCCTCGACACATTTCGGAAGCGTTTTACAAGTCCAATACTTGGCTGTACTTAAGAGCAAGAATAATCGATAGAGATCTCGGCTTTGATTTGGGAGTATTCGGAGTCTATATAGATGGACCCATGTATGTTCACCATATAAACCCAATCACTGAGCATGATATAATCTATCATACTAAAAAGTTACTCGACCCTGAGAACTTAATAACATCATCATTAGATACTCACAACCTCATTCACTACAATCGACAAGTGAAAGAACCTTTGATTGAAAGAAAACCAGGCGATACAATACTATGGTGAAGGATGTGCGAACTAAATGTATCTTAAGAATCTAATTGAAAAACGTTTAGAGGGTTTAAAAGAACGTAAATTAATAATGGAGGAAGACTTTGAAAAGCGACAAAATACTTTGAAGGAAATCAGTAACGACATTGAAGATGTCAAAGCTGAGATACATCATCTGGAACTTGAGTTGAAAATCGTAGAAGGAAGAGTGGAGGTATAGGTCTTGACTAAATCGTACGAAGTTCATTATAAGTCCGGAAGAAAGAAAACAGTTACTGGAAATGTAACGCTCTTCAGTAGCTCGCACTTCTCAACCAATATTCCTAAACTACAGAATCTTGTATACCTCAATGCCGACGAGATTGAGTCGATAACTGAGATTACTGAAGATACAGGAAAGGAGGTGTAAAATTGGATGTATCAAAAAGTATCTTGAAAGACATTAGGGAGTCCGTGGGTCTATTACCAGAAGACACAAGCTTCGATGCTGATTTACTTCTTCACATAAACAGCTCGATAGCCACTCTCAATCAAAATGGCGTCGGAAGCTTTATAATGGTGAAAGACGAATCTTCAACTTGGGCTGATCTGAGAGACAATACTCAAATCAAAGGTAATATTTATTTCCAAATGGTTCCATTATACATCTCTCTAAGTACCAAACTATTATTCGATCCTCCACCACCATCTAGTGTCGAATTCCATTCAAGAAAAATCGAAGAGCAACTGTGGAGACTACGAATCGCTTACGAAAAACCGTATACGATTCCAACTGAATAAGGGGGCTGGTATAATGAATGAGTTTGAAGACCTCGATGACATTATCAAACATTTCGGAGTAAAAGGAATGAAGTGGGGAGTTAGAAAAGATCCTAATAAATCTTCAAATAAAAAGATGGACAAAGCAGACAAGAAATGGTCTAGAAAAGCCATGTCTTCTGGGACCTATGGTAAAGTGTACAACGCTGCTATGAATGAAATAAATCAAGTGGGAGTACACAAATTAAACAACAGTCCAAAGTATAAGGGTAAAGATCTTAAGAAAGATACGAAGTTACAAGATGCTTATCTTAAAGACTATGCTCGAATGACTAAGGAAACGTTTAATCGTCATTCCGATAAACTAGTAGGTACTAGCGCAACGGGGAGACTAAAACTAGAATTCAACTATGATGTCGATTACGGTTCACTACCCACAAGAGCGGTGATCTCTACAGAAATCAAACATAGCAATACTGGTGTGGAACTTGTTATCAAGTTAAATTACTCAGAAACAGGTCACATAATTTCCATGGAAATCGAAGACCCTTTATTAAAGCACTCCAACAATCTTGGTAATCCTCTCATCGACGACTATACTTCGATTATAGTAACGAAAGATTTAGTCAGAGCAGGTATGGATTATCTATCGAGGAGGTAACGTCTATGAGTCAATTCTATGACCTCGATGATGTTCTCCAACACTTTGGTGTAAAAGGTATGAAATGGGGAATCAGGAAGAAAGACGATTCGAAAGGTCGACAAAGTAAACTTGACGACACTGATATCGTTATTAAAAAGGGAACTGACATCCATAGACTTGTTCCGGAGAAGTGGCTTGAAAAAGAGAAAGGTTTAAAGGGTCATGCCTACGCATCTTACAAACCAGAAGACGTTCAGCAATATAGAGACTTTGCTAAACTATTTGGAGGTGGTGCCAACTACGTTGATATGAACTTTAAAGTTACAAAAGACATGGTGTCTCCATCAGCTAAGAAGCGAGTAGATGAATTCGTAAAACTAATGGATTCAGATCCAAAGGCAAGAGACGCTATGATTAAAGCTACTCGAAATCCTCTAACGTTCATGCCTAAGAAACATCTGGATAAACTCGACAATCCTAAAACTGCTGAAAAAGCCTATCGTAAATTCGCATACCTTCTAGTATCCAAAAGAGACCTTCGAGACCCTTACTTTAAGAATCTTGAAAAGAAAGGTTACTCTATGGTATTGGATGACGGCGACATTCAAGGTGGGATTTCGAAAGCGCCTATCATAGTTTTCGATAGGAACAAATCCATGAAACTCAAGTCTACGGAAATTGTTAAGTAGGAGGTGTATAACATGGGATCGAATAATCTAGAAGAAACCCTCAAACATTTTGGAATAAAAGGAATGAAGTGGGGTGTCCGTAGGGACCGTACTGTCTCTCGTCAAAATGGAGGCAAGACGACTAGTGGTAAGAAAAGTAGAACTCGACAAGAGATTGATTCTGCGGTTAGAGAACTTAGTTTTCTACGTAAAAGCATGAAATCTGACAAGATGTCTACTAAAGAAATCAGTCAACATGCTAGACGATTACAAATGGAGAACGAGTTCAAACGACTTTCCAGTACAGTCGGGAGTGGAAGTTCCAAGAGGGCTAATAAGGAACAATATCGTCTCAGATCTAAGATGTCTGACGAGGAATTGAATCGAAAAGTGGTCAGACTTAGAGCTCAAGATTCGCTAGCTCGTAACGCCAGGGAAGCTACTAAGAAACAAAAAGAGCTTGGTAAAAAAGTAGTGAGTATGTTGGAGCCGGTAGTCATAAGCGCCGTTAAAAGTAGAAACGAAGCCTTTGGTGAAATCCTAGGAAACGTATCAACGGTTGTCAAGGCTAACTCTGCTCTTCAAAAGGGCGATTACGATAAAGCTCAATCTATGGTTGAAAAACTATACAAAGAATCTAAAAAGTGATAAGGAGGTGATCCATATCTAATACACTAATAGGGGGTGATGTCGAATGGCTCTGTCTAACACAGCGGTGCCGATAGAGTATGGTAAATTCAGAGAACAAGTTCTAAGAGGCGAAATCCCTGTGAATGAGGAAATCTCAATGCAGATGAATCGCATAGACTTTCTCATAGAGTCGCCAGACTATTACTACGATGATGAAGCTATTTTAGGATTTATAAACTTTTGCGAACACGAATGTACATTAGCCGATGGGGGAGACTTGACTCTACTACCAACGTTCAAGTTATGGGCAGAGGATTTATTGGCATGGTTCTACTTTGTCGATGAAAAAGTCTGGAATCCTGACAAGAAGAGATACGAGTTAGTAACTATAAAAAGACGTCTAGTCAATAAACAGTATCTAATAGTAGCTCGTGGTGCGGCTAAGTCGATGTATTCGTCTCTGATTCAACAGTATTTCCTAAACGTCGATACCTCAACGACTCATCAGGTTGTAACAGCACCTACCATGAAACAAGCAGAGGAGACTATGAAGCCTGCACGAACTGCTATATCAAGAGCTCGTGGTCCTTTATACCAATTCCTCACACAAGGCAACATCCAATCCAACACCTGGTCCAAAGTCAAACTAGCATCTACTAAAAAGGGTATCGAGAACTTCTTCACGAACTCTATGATTGAGATACGGGTTATGTCAGTGGACAAGCTACAGGGGTTAGGTCAGAAAGTAAGTACTGTCGATGAATGGTTATCTGGTAAAGTAAAAGAAGATGTGATAGGGGCACTGGAGCAAGGGGCTTCCAAAGTTGATGACTACGTGATAGTAGCAACATCTTCCGAGGGAACAACTCGTAACGGTGTAGGAGACACAATCAAACTTGAATTACAAGATATTTTACGAGGTAACTACTTTGACCCACATACTTCCATTTGGCATTACAAATTGGATGATATTAGTGAAGTCGGACAGCCTGAGATGTGGCTCAAAGCAAATCCGAATTTAGGTGCAACTGTTTCATACAGTGTATACGAGAAGGATGTTGCTCGTATGGAAGCCGTACCTTCGGAACGAAATGATATATTAGCGAAACGATTTGGCATTCCGGTAGAGGGTGCGACATATTTCTTCACTTACGAAGACACCCTACTTCATGGACCACAAAACTTCGACCATCATATTTGTTCAATGGGAGGCGACTTATCTCAAGGCGATGACTTCTGTGCATTTACTTTCTTATTCCCTTTAGGTGTAGATAGAAGCGGTAATAGACTCTTTGGAGTAAAAACAAGATCATACGTTTCTGAACTTAAAGTGCGTAAGCTAGATACTGCGATGCGAAATAAATACCAAGAGTTCATGGATGAAGGAACCTTAATCGTCATGGACGGAGCAGTTCTAGACATGAAAGACGTATATAGGGACCTTGACAACTTCATATTAGAACACCAGTATACGGTAGTATCTTTCGGATACGATCCATATAACGCGAAAGACCTAATTGATAAATGGGTCATGGAACATGGTGAATACGGTTTAACTGTCGTTCGACAGGGAGCCAGAACCGAATCAGTACCCTTAGGAGAACTTGGAAACATGGCCTCTGAAAGGTTGCTATTATTCGATGAAGAACTCATGAAATTTGCTATGGGTAACGCTATAGCCATTACAGATACAAATGGTAACCGTAAGTTATCTAAGCGACGTGATAGTGAAAAGATCGATAATGTTGCGGCTTTGCTGGACGCTTGGGTTGCTTATAAACGTTTCCAGGAGGCGTTCGAATGAGAATCAAAGACCGACTAATACATGCCTGGAATGCGTTCACTGATGATGCACAAACGAATTACTACCACGGGTTTTCGTCGTCAAGACCCACACATAGGCGTGTTAGTTATGTTAATACAGCATCCTATGTATCTTCGATATACAATCGAATAGCGATGGATGTGTCAATGACTGGTTTTAAACATGTCAAGGTAAATCCCATAAACGAGGATGTAACCGATATGACTACTGCATTTAACGACTGTTTGACGGTCGAAGCCAATATTGACCAAACACACATTCAATTTATTCATGATCTAGTATACTCGATGCTTGATGAAGGTGTTATTGCTGCTGTACCAGTCGACACAACAATCTCACCAAAACAAAGTGGGGGTTACGACATCAACTCGATGCGGGTTGGTAGAATCGTGAACTGGTTCCCAAAACATGTTGAAGTAGAACTATACAATGAGCAAACTGGTCAAAATGGACGCATTGTTATAGAAAAGAAAAACGTAGGTATTATTGAAAATCCTTTATACGCGGTTGTTAACGATTCCAATTCAACACTCAAACGTCTAATCAAGAAAATGAATCAATTAGATAATGAGGAGAATCCAGGTCGTCTTGATTTGTTAATCAGTGTTCCTTATGGTGTTAAAACCGAAGCTCAAAGGGAAATGGCTGAGAAGAGAATCAAAGACATCGAGTACCAATTAACATATGGTAAAAATGGAATCGCTTATATCGATGGTACTGAGAAAGCTACGCAGTTGAATAGACCCGTTAATTCTCAATTACCAGAATCTATCAATGAACTTTCTCAACAATTCCATAATCAGTTAGGTTTAACGAAAAGTATATTTGATGGTACTGCTAGTGA